TAACTTCAAGCTGAAGATCCGTAAGGTCGAAGGATATCGTAACTACGATAAGAGTGAGTTTGATTCACCAGAGCCATTGGCTGATGACGATTCATTAGAAGCAATTTGGAAGCAGCAAGTACCATTAGCTGAGTTCACTGATCCATCTAACTTCAAGACATACGAGGAGCTACAAGCTAAACTCAATCGTGTGCTTGCTTTGGATGGGGGTGGTATGTCAGCTCGTAGTACTACTGTAGAGGATGCTGAACCTGCTCCTGTTGTTGCTCGAGCAGCTCCTGCACCGGAGCCTGTAGCAACGGCTAGTGAGGATCTACCCTGGTCCACCACCGAAGATGATGACGATGGAATGTCGTTCTTCGAAAAGTTAGCTCAGGACTAGAAAAGATATGAAAACTAATGGCACAACACGTTTTGTAGGCCTTCTGCTCCAAAAAGGTAGCATAGGAGCTACTACTGCAGAGGTAATTGATATTGTCGGTGATGGATATGCAAGAGTGGCTTCTTATTTTAACAGAAACCAATCTACATTTGAAATTGTTAGATCAAACAACGTTTACACTTTAGTATTAGTTGGTAAAGTTAGACAATTTAATCCCAACAAACCACCTAAAAAGCTGAAACGTCTTCGATTTGGTAAAAAATAATAGTTTAGCTCAAGACTGAGCACAGGGGGCCTGAGGGCCCCCTTTTTTATACTACACCCTGCATCCTATCTGTAAGCCTTCGAGCAGCGACATCTAAAGAGCGAGCTGATGGGCCCGATCCTAGCACTGCGGTGGAGTTATTATTAACCATCGTGTTGACAGTCGACCCACCCTGTGTAGATGCAATGACAATAGGGGCTGAAGATGTTGCTGCTACGTTACGAGACATATCTCCAACTGGTACAATTGCTGATACCGCTGGAGATGGTGTAATACTCAAAGCGGCGGTTTCAGCATTAGTTACTATTACTGGGATTGGTTTTAGTTCGGTTGTTTCATTTACTTGAGCTGCTACTCTCCCTGCCAATATATTAGAAGTATCTTCTCTTCCAACAACCTCAGCTGGACCTAACACTAACTCTGGTCCTTTCTCTCCAACAATAGCTGCCTGACCTGGTTCAATTGTACCACCTAGATCTAGCTGAGGTACTTCATCTGATAGTACAGGCATTTGTTCAACTGGCTCAATCTGTCCGCTGTTAACTCTGTACAAATATTCTACTATTTTCCTTGTTCCGTTATCTAGTGCACCACCCTTTAATCTGCTTCTAAATAAGATGTCATCGTTGATTAAAATAGCCTCAAGTTGTTCTGGAGATAAATTTTCTAATGCCTGAAGATCCTCTATCTCTACAGGATGACCAGTTATAGCAATAGCTCCAGCCCGGGCCAGGTGTCCTTGACCTGTTTGTAGTTCAAGTAATTGAACTTTAATGGCTCCTGATTCAGATGCGGATATGAGAAGTGGATCCGTGTTCTCTTTTAACCATTCATCTTTTTCACTTGAGGGAACTTCGGTCCTAAATTGTTGTTGCTGTGTTGTATCAAGCTGTCCTAAATCCTGCTCAGCTGTAAACCCAGCCTGAGAAAGCTGACCACTTCTAGCTACCTCCTGTACTTGCTCCTCACCACTTCTTGCTATTTCTTGAGCTTGTTGTTCGATCTCTTCAGAAGATCCAAAGGTTTTATTGTACAATTGAAGTTTAGCTTTCTCCGCTATAAGACCCACTCTCTCCATGCCACTAGTTGTATCAAGCTCTTCTTCTATTTCTGCTAAACGTGCATCTCTTTTCCTTGCTTCTGCCAGGTTTTCCTCTACTTCAGATAGATCATCCGAGGTCTGCTCTTTTATATCTGCAATTTCATCAGCGGTTTGGCGTTCTTGAGCAATAGAAGTTTCATCACCAAAGAATGAGACCATTCTGTCTACCAATCCAATCATTGCAGTGCTTAAGTAGCTGTCTAGCTCACCTATACTTTCTCTAAACTCAGCTACCTGCGCAGGTGTCATGCCGAGTTCGTCAGCCAGAAGACTAAGTCCAAGATTACCAATCGGTTCAATAATTAAATCGGTGATGTCAGCAGTAAGTTTACCAGCTGCTTGTGTAGCAGCCTCTGTCATAGCTGTCTCTGGATCTATACCTTCTGCTTTGAGTTTTACTAGTTGCTTTTCAAACTCGGCAAAGTAATCAACGCCAGCTGCTATGGCTCCTGCGACAATGGCTAACTGAGGTATTCTTTTAAAAACTAAACTACCAAGACGTCCAAGCCCTCCTGCAGCTGCACCTCCAGTAAAATATCCAGCTATTGCTCCAGCACCTCCGGTATCTCCATCTCCCTGACCCTCTTCACCATCATCGCCATTTGCTTTATTACCACCTGCACCAGCACCCTCTCTTAACGCTTCTAGAGTTCTGAAATATTGCTCTTTGCTTAACCCTTGCTGTGTTAGGAACCTGTCCTGCTCTTCTTCAAAGAATTGAAACAAGCCATCCTTGATATCTGACACGTCTAGCTTGATATCTTGTAATAGCTCAGCTACAAGTATATCCCCTTCTACATTATCTTCTAGAAGGGCGGCCTTGAGTTCGAAATCCTGCTTTGTGATTTCGATTAGATGCTCGATCTGTGATGCGGTTTCGTCGCTCATTGTTTGTTCTCTAGTCGTTGTCGTTCTTGTTCCAGATACTCAATTAACATAGCAACATAGATTTGTCTCTCGAAGGGCACCATCATTTCAAGATCGCTCAGTGTATATTTGTGGTGTTGCATTAATGCAAAGTTAACCCTATAGTGATTCATAAGGTTATCATACCCGAGCGCTACATAAAAAAACTAGCAAGACCCTCCAAGTGAATCTTTTCAGTCTCTCCACACTTAGGACACGTCCACTCAATATCGTGTGACAGCTTAGGTATTCTCTTAAAGAAGTCTCTTACCTTAGCAAACTGTGTTCCGTTTAGACTCTCTAGAAACTGTTCAATCTCTTCCTGTGAAAAGTCCTCGTACACATTATCACTATCGTATACCATATCTACACAACCAACAATAAGGTGCATTACAGTATCCATGTCATTGGTATCAGGCATCATTGCCGACAACTCAACAGATGGATACTTTAAGATCAATCCAACTTGATCTGTAATCTGTATCTTATTATCAGTGTCCTCAGGAAAGGTCACTTGGATCTCATCAATGTTCAGCTGGTGCTCGTGTATATAATTACAATCACCTTCACGGTGCCGAAGCTTTAGATCAATTACTTCACCAACCGACTTTGCTCTCAGCTTCAGAAACAGATACTCTAGGTCAAAGGTTGCAAAGGAGCTTACATCAACATCAGGTGTGATGATACAGCTTTGTAGTACTCTCTGTACAGCTGTTGACATCTCTGATGGATCGCTACCTTGCAACGCCATGAACAGAATCTTCTCTTCCTTTACTAAGAAAGGTCTGAAGTTAATCTTCTGATTAGTAGAAGGTATTACGGTTTCAAATTCAGGTACGTGTAATATAGGTAGCGACATAATTTATCCTCAAACGGCGTCTTCTTCATAATATCTGTATTGTAATGATACAGTGAATGTTAAAAGTTCGCTAGATTGATAGTTATAGTTTAACTCACCTAACGTCCTAGGGTATGATTCGATAAGTTTAATTGTGTTTGTTACCTTACCTTTCTCATCATATTGCTTGATGGTTACATCTTTGACATAGTCTTTATAGTAACCAACGTCAAATGCTCTGTCACCAGTACCGGTTCCTAATATTCTGGCAGTTCCTATAATACTGTCTTGCCAATCAGCAAAGAACTTTCTTTCTCTGTGGTCTGGTCTACAGAACAACTGAGCACTTATGGGAGCATAAACTGCTGTGTAACCAACCTCTTGAATAGCTCCATATACTCCAGTAGGAGCTGCACTTATTGATCGTCCTGGAGCAGACACACTGAGCGTTCTAAGAGTAATATCTCGGTTGCCTTCTATGATCATTTCATAGTGTGACGTCCTAGCAACACCTCGTCTCAGATTGCCTCTAATGTCGTCTAACCTAAAAGCCATTACTGTAGTGCTCCTAATGAGTCTTTGTGGACTTTTGCCATAGACGCCTTCTCAAACTTCTGTAGCGGCAGGAACAAAGCAATGT